TTCCATCTTTAGAACAAAGATCGCAGAAGTATTGCATTTTTTCCATACACTCATCGAGAAGTTTATACCAACCCGACTCTGTATCTATGCCCCACGCCATGCAAGTTTGCATCGGATCTCCTCTAAAATGTTTTAGAATTTTAGGATATTTTTCTACTAGTTTTAATTGTAGTTCTTCTTTCATATATTTTAATATTATAGTTTATTTCTATATAATGTCAAATCAAAATCCATCAAAATTATTTTTTGCCATTTCTTCCGCAGAATTTTCTTGCCAACAATTATTCTTATAATCCCAATGTCTTGAGTCATAAAAATTTATTTCTAATTCTAGAAAACATAAATTTAATTTAAACCTAATACCAGCATGATCTTTACCGGTAAGTTTACAATCAAATTCAAAGGAAAACAAATTATAATTCGAAAAAAACGTTTCTATTTCCAAATTTTTATTTTTAGAAAGTTTCTTGTGAAAAGATTTAAGTTTATACCAAAAATTTGGTTTCTTTGTAAAATTATAAATTGTAAAATTGATGTACATATTATTAATAAGACTTTAGTTTATTATGTGCGTGTTCATCATATGAATAATAATTTTCTAAAATTTCTTCTCCTTTAAGAATATTAATTGCAGCACATAAATATGTTCCTTCTAATTTTGTATTGTGTGTTTTAGAATGATTGGTGTATCTTGCATCATCCATGCACATTATATAACCATAATTAGAATTATAAAAACCATATTTAAAAATAAATTGTTTTGAATGTTCAGGTAAACCATCGATTATATCATCGGTTATTATTAAATCAAAACCATATTTGAATACCCATATTTTTTTTCCTTTAGGGATAAATTCATCTGCGAATAACCCTATTCCATGCACAGGACTTTCTTTAATAAATGTTTTTACTAGAAGCATTTTATTTTTACTGTTTTTAAAAAGTATTGAATATTAGATAAATTATCTAATATTAAGATTTTCTTGGTAAAAGAATTGCCATTTCTTCGTCAGAATTAGGATCTTTTATACATTCTTCAAATTCACCTAAATACCATAGATCTTCTTTTGTTTTATCTGGATTTGGTGTTATACATTTATATTTAATTTCATCCAATTCATCAAAACCACCTTCATAACCATCAACAATTATTCTTTTTTCTGGATCTTCTTTAGATAATATTTCTATTAATTGTTTAACATTCATAATTTAATTTTTGTGTAATTAATTTTATCCACTGCAAATTTGATATAGGTTTATTGTCTAATATAGAAAAAGCATAAGATGAATTTTCTTTATAGTTTCTTTTAATCATCTCTGCCTGTTCTTTTCTAGATTCAACTCTTCTAATATCATGAATCATTTCTAAGATATTGTCAATATATTTTTTTGTTAACTCACCAGCAATACAAATTTTTTCTATTTGATCTTTTAGTTGTAATGCTATCTCATAATCAAATTCAGTTTCTATTTTTTTGTACAAATCTTCACATGAAGGCATTTTAGACTCCACATAATAATCAATCAAATTGCTTTCAGAATTTAATTGTGATTTTACTCTATGACAAAACAGATACCAATCAGACTTTAATTTAATTCTATTCTGGCCGTTATTGTAAGATACAACAATACCTTCTTTACCTTTCCAGTACTTGATAGTTTCTTCTATTTTAGAAAGATTGTTCGTATTTAAAAAATCATAGTTTTGAGGACATGGAATCGGTCCAATCTTTCTCCATATATCCGTCAAGTCTTTTGGGGAAACAACAACCATACCGTTTTTGTTTATTGCACCAATTAAATAAAATTCTATCTGTTGATGTCTTACAACAATTACATTATTTGGTGTAACGATCTCAAACAATAAACTCAAATGTTGATTTTCTTTTAAAAATTGAACTACTTTAGGATATTTGTCTGGAAGGAGTTCAAAATCTCTTGCATTTTCTTGAGAAGCATAAGAAACCGTTCCTCTTGTTCTCATAGAAAAAGTATCATTTACATAGTCTGCTATAAGAAGAGAACCATCTATTTTATCTTCATATCTCCAATCATTAAACCCTACTGGATCAGGATAACAATCTGATTTTTCTCCATAATTAAAAAATTTAGGAAAACCGGAAGATAAAACATTACCTTCTTTGTCAGTAATTAAAGAACGATAAAATAAATTATTCTTATTCCATTTTGCATCAATTTGTGGTGTTATTAAATAACAATCTAAACCACAAAACTTATTTGAAACGATATTAAAATATCCTTCTTCTAATGGAAGTTTTATTTTCATCAAACCACTATACTATATTTTTATAGAAACATCAACCAAAAATAAAACAAAGAACCACATAGAAACACGATAAAAGATAAAATTAATTTAGTTTTAGTTTTCATGTATTTTTTTCTTATATCTAAAGTTTCTCCATTTTGTTCTATGTTTTATAATCCAATCAATCAAAGCTGTATCAAACCCTATATCATAACCCCTTTTTTCACTTTCAATCCATTTGTGTTTTAAAATTTCCTCCTTTTCTTCTATAAATTCTTTATATATAGAAGAACTCATGAAAAAACATGGTGTTGCGGTTAGTGCTATCATACATAATATTTACTTTTTTATTAAAAGATAAACATTATATTATTGTCTATATTCCCATAATTCATTAATATCAAGAAGTTTAGATACACAACCGTTTACTCTTTCCGTCCAACTAGAATGAAAATGCCCATATAAATGTAATTCTGGTTTACATATTTTAAAAATTTCATCCATTACTGATCGTTCATCTGTAAGATCTTCTAATAAATAAGTATCTTCTCTAGCCCAACCATATACCATTTCATTAAATTTTTGAGGAAAACAATGTGATGGAGCGGTGTGAGTTACGAGAATATCAACTTTTTGACAGGCTTCTCTATTAAAAATAACACCCTCATCTTCCCAATAAGAAATTCCTTCTTTTCTTCCGGTTCTATCTATAGAGATTGCTCCACCAATAAATTGAATAGTTTTATCACCATATTCAGTTATAGTATAATCCTCTATTAATTCGAAATTACTTAATACTATTAGGGTTTCTTTTTGAAAATAGATTGGATCACTATGATTCCCCCTGATACTTTTATATTCAATATTGTGTTTTTTGAATAAATTATTTAAGTTTTCAAATTGTAATAATTGTTTATCTTCTGGAATAAATCCTTCACCACCATCACCAACACAAATAATATAACAATCACTTACTTTTTTATCCCTTATAATATCAAATAAAGTAGACCATGCTCCATGATGATCTCCTAAAAATAAAATAGGTTTATTTGAGTCTAATTTTTTTGTATTCATATTCATTTTAAAAACATATCCCATTCTTTTATATTTTCATTGTTTCTAATATAGAATGAAACAGGCATTACTCTCGGTGCTTTTGGTTTTTTTATTAATTTTAATCCAGCTTGTTCCGGTGTTCTATCTGCCTTTAATGCATTTATTTCTTTATGGGCTAGGACACAGTTTTCCCAAGAAGTTTTTCCTCCCTGAGATTTAGGAACAATATGGTCTATATTACCATTTGTTTTATTTAATTTTTTACCAGTATATTGACAACTATAGTTGTCTCGTTCCCAAAGATTCTTTTGAGTAAATTTTATAACTTGTTTTGGTATTTTATCATTATAATTTAAAACAATAACATTTGGAATTTTAATATGACCATTAACTGTTCTAACAAAATCATCTTTATCTTTTATATCCAGTTTAATCCATTCATTCCATTCCAATGATAAAAATCTATCATCTTCTATTAATAATCCTTTAGCATTATCAGCATACATTAAAGAAAAAGAATTTTTTGCAGTAGTAGTATTAATTGGTATCCAGTTTTTATTTAAAATTAAAACGTGTTTTTTTAAAATTGTCTTCATTCGACTTATATGGTTCTTCAATTACAACATAGTATGTTCCTGCAATCTCTTCTATTTTCGAAGTACTTCCCGTTGGTAGAGTATTCTTCTCAAATGCTTGATATACAATATCCCATGCTTTATTATATTCTTTATTTTTAATAACCTTAGAAATTCTTTCTTGATATCTTTGTGGAATTCTAAATTCTTTTTGTGGTTTCCAATATCCACCAATAAGATCTAAAATTTTTGGAAGATCTACACCAGAAAACTTAGTTGCACCATTCCCACTTACATCACATATTCTACGATAACCATCGTTTCTTTCATAATGAAGATATTGATCAATA